TGTAATAGTTCTGCTTGGTTTAGCAGGTTCTCAACGTACAGTGCGTTAGGACTAGCAGGGTTGCTGTAGTAGTCGTTAATGTACTCAGTGGGTACTTTGATTCGCAAGCTGCCGGACAAGTCTTTAGAAATACCAATCAGCTCATACTCAGAGGCAATCTGCTTACTCTTCCATACAGTGAAACACCGTTGTAGAACAGAGCGTCCTAGAGGGTTGTCTAGGTCAGGGTTAAGGCGAATCATAATCACCCTGTCACCACTGATTTCAGTTTGTTCACCATCAGCAACAATCACGCCATCATTTTCTGCGGGATTGAGAATCAATTTCTCCAGTTTGTTGCGCTTGAATACATACTTGTGTACGTCCTTTGGATGTATTGGTGAAAGGGTCTTGAACACCACATCACCATTAACACGTTGAGGCACAACCTCAAACAAAGCCACCCCGTATTCCATACAAGACAAGGCGTAGTTAATAAACTGTGTCTTGCTCAGTCCTTCCATATTCTCAAGCGAGTCATTGAGCTTTGTAATGTAACGCTTGTTCTTCTCTGTAGCTCCTTCAGGAGTCTTAATGCTAAAGCCTTGCTTGTTGAGCAAACTCTTGACCAAGTTTACACCACCACCAATATATTCATCTTGTAGCATGTTTCGGTAAGTGGTGAAGGCTTGAGGAAGCCGTAGCTCCTCCCTCGCCAACTGGTTGACAGTGTTCTCAATGTGCAAGGGGTTGCTTTTCTGGTTTACCATTTGCATTTCCCCAAGTCTGATTTAAGTTTCTTTTTCCAAGTTGCATAGGTCATCTTCCGACAACCACCATGCTCTGTGTACTCTTGACTCTTGTCATAGATGTAACGTAAGTGGTCAGGGTAGTGTGTTAGCACCGCCTCTAAGTATTGCTGTAGCTCCTTTGACGCTGGTCTGGTCAGCTCCACGTTAAAGAACACATGGGGAATGGTTTGTGGGTCAGGGATGTTGTGAGCTACACTTGTCTGCCTACGCTTCAGTTCCCTAATAATACGACCACGTTCAATGTTAAGTGTACGCTTCAGTTTAACGTCACTCTCCTCAACAAGAAGCCGGTCAATCTCATCCATACGACCATTCAGCTCGGACGTAGTGAGTGCAGTGAGACTACTCATTCATCACCCCAACACTCTCTTTCAATTTACGCATTCTTTCTCTATACTTCTCGGAAGCCTCTTTGGTCACTTTACGTCTGTCCACTAGCTTGAGCCGGTCAATGTCCAGTGTGTGAGGGTTGTCATCAGGAGCATGTAGTACATAGGCACGATTAGGGTAGACACCCGTCATCAAGAAGTAGTATAGTGGTCGTACATGGCGCATACTTCCATCAATCTTAATGCGCCTAAACCCTTTGTCTAAACGGAAGCCTTTGTCTTCATCATACAAGGAGTATTTAGTGAGTTGTTTGTCAATCTTGTGGATGATGCTACGCAAATCCCAATCAGCCATTTCAGGGTATTCTTCCATAAGAGTCTCTAAGGTTTCGTATGGTAGGTATTCCACTTTATACCCAGCGTATGTTGCGGAGAATGCGTCAAGGTTTATGTTGTCTATTAGCTCGCTCATAAGCACCTCTATGTTATTTGCTAAAGCCCCAATCACGGAGGTAATCAAGGGCACGTTGTTCTTTGTTCTTTAATGCACGAATAGGAATACAAAGACATTCTGTATTCTCAACAAGGTGGGGGACAGAGACTCGCTTGCAGATGGTGCCGTTGTAATAACGCCCTCTAGCTCGATTCTTAGCCTCTGTCTCAGGACGTGTCTTAACTTCACTTAGGTCATTCTGTTCAAGGTATTTAGTTAACTCAGAGGTGTGTGTGACATACCAACAGTAACGTCCCTTGTGCCACAACCTTATTGCGAACAGGTCAGCCTCACACTTGTAGAAGCTACCTTTAGATGTAGCACCATTTGTTGTGTTCACAAGAGTGGTTTCAAGAAGCACACTACCATATTGCTTGGATGAATCACCAATGTCTTTCACACTCACTGTCCTACCACTCTCTTTGCAAAGAATGTCTATGTCTTTGTATTGCAACTCAAGCTCCTCCACTACATCACCATTGAAGTAGGTGGCGAAGGATTGTTCTGCTAGTTTCCATTTGTTGTTAAAGCTATTCATAGGATTCTTACCCTCTTTAGAATGTATGTATTAGTCGTTAAGAATGTTTGCTAGTTTAGCTTGTGCCATCTCCAGCCGTAATACAGCTAGAGACAGGCTAATCAGTAGTAGCTCTTGGTTAGCATTATTCATGTTGTTCTCCTTATACACGCTTGAGTGATTCAACAGGTAGCTTGCCATTTACGAACAGTTTGAAATCTACATCAGTGCAGGTGAGAATACGTGTCTTGTTGTCACACTCATCACCAAAGTATTTAATCACACACTTGTTGATTGACTTACCTTCATTACCAAGCACTTCGTTCTCAGCTAAGTGACTCTCAAAGATTGCTGTAGCCATCTCCATGTCAGCACGATTCAAGTATTCCTCCACTTCTGATTGAGGAATAGCATCAACCTTCTCAAACCATTCCTTGCTAGGAACAAGCTGGTCGGATGACTTAGGCTTATACCAATTACGTACCATCACCTCTTGTAGACGTTCATTACCACGGAAGGCTACAACAGGATGGAACACAATACGAACAGTGCCCTTCTTAAACAGTCCTTTAGTAGCACACTTGAACACACCTACTTTTTCATACTGTTTCAGCTTTCGGTTAAGACTCTTGTCATCACAACCAAACACATCACATAGGTGCTTACGTTCATAAAAGCCAACATTCACATAGTCAACATCACGAATCAGCATCAGCAAAGGAAGTGTGTCAATAACATCTTCCCAAGCACTTACATTTGAATGTAGTGTAGCTGTAGCTTTATACCCATTCTGTAAAGCCCATTCTCTTAGGTCATCGTAGCAAGAGAAATCACGGAAAGGAGTGACAAGTGTTGTCTTACGTTTAGGCTTCTCTCGGACAACCTTGCCTAGAATTTCACCCGTACTTGTGTCAACATAGTCCCCGTCAAGTTCAATCACATCAGGATTGTTAGTAAACGTGTAGTAAGAGAAGAAGTAGTATTCATCACCTAACACCCACTTGCTAACATCATCTTTGTAAGACTCTTGGTAACGTACTAGAGGAACAACAACTGAATCAGTACATGACTCTTTCTCATTCCACACTTCACTGACAACGAAGCTAGTGGACACCTTGTCTACATTCTTGTTGAATTGTTCTACAACATCTTTGGAAATACACATAGTCTCTATGACCTCTCTTTGTGTTAATGAATTTCTTTATATACTATAGTAATTTGCTAAGGCCCCATGTTACGGGGGTTTCAGCCATAGTTTCCCGCACTTATGTGCGAAAAGGTGCGGCTAATGTTCTGTAAGCACTCTTAGCAGGAAGTGCAGACAGAATGGGAGGAGTGTTATATACACACTCTCCTCCTCTATTGTCAAGGAATCTTAGCCGGTATGTCTTGGCAAGATGCCCCGTCACGTTTCTCTATATACTATAGTAATTTGCTAAAGCCCCGTGGTTAGTGGCTTTGCCACCTAGTTTTCCGCACATATTGGCAAAAAGTGCGGGAAATGGTGTTCTTAGCAGAGGTGTTCTGACAAGGAATGGAGGAATATATACATATTCATTTCCTCCACTTCTTAGCCAGTGGGTCTTGTTAAGATGCCTCCTGCTTCTTTCTTTATATACTATAGTAATTTGCTAAAGCCCCGTGTCATGCGGGTTGTAGCCATAGTTTTCCGCACTTATACCCCGTTTTGTGCGGGAGTGGTGTTAGCGAATGCCTTAGTATTCATCCCCGCCACGTTCATCACAAGCATCATACATTAGAGAACGCTGTCTCTCTGTTAGCTTGTGTGGCTTGATTAGCTGTTTCTTCATGTTGTCATATAGGATGCTTTCAATCACTATGGAAGGACTACAATCATATTCTTGTGACAACCCTTCTACATAATCCCAAATCATCTCTGACAAGTAGAACCGTCTGCGTACCAATTCCTTACCATGTACTCGTGTGTGCTGTACCATGTTTACCCTCTTATAGATTCAATGTCTTGTAGTTTCAATACGGGGGTCTTGTCTAAACATCCCCCTACCATTGTGATTAAATGTCTTGCTTGGATTCAATACGGGGAGGTGTCTAAACAATCCCCCCCCTGCTTGTATTATTTCTTATTGTCTTTGGTGATTACGTCAATAACATCACCAGACAACACCTTCTCAACTACTTCAACAGCCAAGTCGTCATAAGGTGTGCTAGTACGTTTAGCACCTTCCTTTGCTAACTGTAGAATGAGATTCTTCAACACTGTGTCAGTGAGAATTTTGAACAAGATTGCCTTCATTGTGTGCCTCTTGGTTATGTGTAATTGCGTGTATGAATATGTTGTTGGACATTCTTGTGTGAACATCTTGTCTGTATGTGCTTTGTGAATAGTGCTGAATGAGCTGTAGGCCAGAGAATACAAGGCTTGTAGCTGATTGGCTTAGTGTATGTTTGATGGAGATGTTGTGTTGGAATATGTGGTTGGTGTAATCCTTCCAACATTCTTATATTCTAAATGAAAACAATTCTCATCTAAATACTCACATAACAATCTCTCTCTGACACATTCACTATACAATGCTCTCTAGTGTTCCTGTCTAAACATCTTGTCTGTATATGCTTGTGACATATTGTGACTAAGAGTGTTAAGGCAATCTGACTAAAGAACATTGTGTAATGTTATGTCTAAAATTTTTTGTGAGGTCAAAGTTTTTCTGAGAAAACAGGTTTTCATTTTCCCAGATTTTCTTGGGGTTAAATTCTTTTCAGGATTATTCTTGTCTGGGAATTCCTTGCATTCATTCATATATAACAGAATAGTATTAGCTTAGACTAATTGGTTATAACAAATTGCTAACATGATTTTACTATGAAATCCAGAAAGGAAATCATATTAAAAGAGTGTAAGCTAACAGAATGTGTTATATAGAAGTGGGAGCGAGCTTGAGTCTGCGAAGGGGCTTTCCCGACCGCATATACATATAGTATAGCATTGAGGCTTTATAGTCAATACACTATATTCCCCTAGTGACTAATAAGTTATACCAATACGTTATAATCGTCAAGCCCTACATGGTATTTGATTATAATAATGCACTATACGCTAAGCATTAACATATAATATACAATACAGGCAAGACATTTATTAAAACATTATGCTATTACTAATATGTCCCAAATGAATACTGGTTATATTCCTGTATGTAACATATATTATTAGTAGTAGTCAATGAATATAAAATTACATGTACCAACCAATTAGTTATAAGGATTGTATGATTAGCATATATTGTGAATGGTAGTCAATGAATACTTTATAATGGTTTGGACTATACTTGGCGGTAATTATAGCGAGATGGTATAAGGGGGGTGGTGGCGTGTTAAGCACCCAAACAAATATAGGCAAATTTGTATACAAATACATCCTATACAAATACATTCTAGCCTCAATAGCCCCAGAATGAATAGTCTAGTCCTTGTGTATTAGTGTCTCAAACACGGCCATACGTTTGTCCAGTGTACTCACCAGCGTATGTATTTCCTTTGTCACTTGTTGTTGTCCCTCAATACTCTTTTCAAGATTCACTATAAACCTTTCCATAGTACGCTCGCTGTTTGTTTGATTAGTCTGTAGCTGCAACACCTTAGCCTCCAATTCAGCCACCTTGTCTCTGTTCTTATTCACCGTATGCCACACATAGCTGACAGGTATTAACAGGAAGGGTGTTAGCATGGTGATTATGTCCACTCATGTTCTCCTTGTGTTATAAGCCCTCTATAGGCTTCCTCCATGTTATATTAGGTTGGAGCACCTGTTACTGTTGTATACACCATCTCAGACCATGCAAAAGGCCATTGCACAACGGTTGTTTCAGGAGTTGTTCCACCAATCACACCAGAATACGTGTTGTTGACATATTCTCTTGGTTGAATGGTACGGGTGAATGCAGGAGCATTAGCTGCAACAGGGTCATTGTTACGAATGTCAGAGCTGTTGTTAGAGATGAATGTCACCTTACACCACACATTGCCTCCTGCAAGGTTAACAGGACGTTGCTGTTCAGCATAGAATGAAGCATGTGGCCTCACTTCAACAAGACAGAAGCTGTAACTGTTTAATGCGAAGGGTGCTAATTGTGGCTTGTCTGTAGCTGACCCACTATATGTGTTACGGAACACAACAGGGACAGGCCCAAGTTCAAAAGGAATCTCCTCAATGTTGCTTGTACCATATACAGCTTGAAGCAAGCCAGCAGGGGTTTTAATGTTGTCCCATTGTGTGTCATTCGTGATTAGAACATGACGTGCATATTCAGTAATCTCTGTGACAGGGTTGAATACAGGCCCAGCTCCACGTGTGATGATGTCTTCATACGTTGGGAAGGAAGCCCCACCACCACTAGATGCTACAACAGTCCAGCCACCATTCTGACGGGCATATTGCTGACCATCTGTAGGGGCTTCATCAACAAGGGTACGTTTGCCCAATGCGATTAGCTGACGCTTCTCTTGGTATGTGAAATAGCCATCTCTAGCTGTGTTGTCATCATATACATATTCTTCTGTAATAGGATTGAATGACCAATCACCTTCATAAGCTACAGTAGGCTTGTTAAGAATTAGAGCATCACCGGCAGTTGCATTGAAGTCAGCATTAACATTCTTCTGTGCTCCTTCTTCAATACCGTCCAGCTTAACCTTGTCTACAGACGACATAAGGCCATCTTCTGTAGTAGTGGCTACACTTGTGCTCACACCATCTAGCTTAGTCTTGTCTTCAGCAGACATCAACCCTTTCAGTTGTTGTGTAGCTTCGGGAATGGTAGTCCAATCAAAATCACCACCTCCACCACCACTCACTGACCCTTCTGTTGTGTAGCTCACCACTTCCCAGCCATTCTTAGCAGCATTCAGTGTAACACGTACAAAGCTACCATCAGGAATAACAGGTGTGTCTACAACACCAACAGACGATGTTACAGAGATTCCCACACCACTCACATTACGAACATAACAATGGAATGCGTCAAGGTTTGTCTGAGGAATCACATCAAGACTAATACCTGTGCATCCAGCTTTAGCTTTGAACAGTGTACCAAAGAAGCTCTCCACTTGTTCTTGTGTGTTGATTGTAATACGTGTTACATACTCTTCTACACTACCATATTCACCTTTGAATAGGGGCTTAGCTTCAAGTAGTGTTGCAAGCTCTGATTCAGCTTCTATAGCAGCCGTTTCAGCTCTTGTTACAGCCGTGGTCAGGTCACCAGAAAAGGCGCTGACAGACGCTACATCAGCCTCTAATTGGACTGTGGCTGCGTCAATACGTTGAGCGTAATCTGAAAAATCACTCATTGTTTATTCTCCTGTTGGGATTACAAGGTTATTTACTACATAGTGCAGGTTGTTCACTGCTAGTTCAAGCTCTGTTACAGCACTTGGTTGAGGGTGTTCTACAAGAGGGTCGCCTACATTGTTGTAATACCAATATAAGAAGCCACGGGCATAGCCAATCTCATATAGACCAGCTTTACCACTCAAGGATGCCAATGACACCTTGTTGTAACCACCACCTTTGTATTGTGTAAAGGTGTTACGCACATCAACAGTGAAGAACCAGCCAGAATAGAATGCGTCCACCGTCTCACTCCACCCCTGTTTAGTCCTGTCAACACTCAATGTGTCAGCAGACGGGATGTAGACAAGCCTTGGTGTGTTCGCGTAGTCAAAGTCGTCATAGTCAGCAAGTAGATTCTTGCTTGTGTATAGGTCAACGTATTCTTCAAGGTCTATGATTGTGCTCAGAGCCACTGTGTTAATAACACTCTCACTGCTCTTACCTTGAACATTACCGTCTGCCCATTCCCATTCACTCTCAAAACTAAAAGGGTCAGGTGTATGGGATTTCAGTCTTACAGTTAACAACGGTTGGACAGAGTTAATCCTACCTCTCATGTTTCCACTCATATTCACTCCCCTATAGTAGACTATTACCGTTAATGTCCTTGGTTGGATTAACAAGAATAGTGGGTATGTTTATTGTCTTGTTGATTAGCATACGGTAGAGGTCGCTTAGGGCATCCACAATGTCATCGTGCCCACGTCCACTACCAAATGCTTCTAATTCCTTAAAGAATGCTTCATTCCAATCCCCTTTGACAACATACACTTGCCTATTCTGTGCTAGGATTGCAACAGGTTGGAAACGAATCTCTTTGCTCTTGTTTGCCTTGTTTATTTTGACTGTGCATCCTTTCTGACGTAACAACCTTGAAGAATACATAGCAGCTTCAACAGCAGCACCCCCTACGTCTTGAGGTATACCAACAATACACCCCTTACCATCCTTCAAGGCAGCATCTTCAATACGTTCTTGCACTACAGCAGGTCTGTCACGGAACCTTTGCATGTCAATAACATACAAGTTACCTTCTGAATCAAGTGTCCCCTTAATACCAACAGTCCAGTCAGGGTCAGGGTAGGCACTACTTGGTAATGTAGCAGCTTTGTCCCAAGCTCTTACACGTCTTGTAGCCATAGGCACGTCAGCAAGCTCAATCACCTTGCACCATTCACGTTTGAAGTAGCCAGCAGCCTCTTCCTTAGCTGTCCAACTCCCTTCCAACAGTCGCTTACGTTCCACTTCACTCATGTTCTTTAGCTTACGAACATACTGAGGTTGGTATTTGACCAAGTATGGGTTGTCGTAGATGTTGGCTGAATAGAATACAAACTTGAGGGCATCTTGTGCTATGTCCTCGTCAAACATAGCAACCAATTCCTCTTTAGTTTTGGTGATGTATGTTTCACCACCTAGCTCTAGCAAGTAGGTAGTCTTACCGTCCATTTCGGGATTAGGCGTACCATCCTCAAGTAAGTAGCCACCCTTCTCAAGCCATACACGTAGGAATGAATCATAGTCAGGGTTTGCTGCCATCTTTAGCTGGTGGGCTGCTTTAGATTTAGAACGTAGACGTGAAAGCAGGTATGTTACGTTCTCTTCGTTAAGCTGTGCTGCCTCGTCCACTAGGAAACGTGTCACCTGCCAGCCTTGGAAGTTATACTTGTCAGATGGTTTGTCTGAATAGGACATACGGACAACACTACCAACAGGAAATTCAAACTCCATTTGGTTCTGCCTGTTCTTAGCATCGAAGTTGGCATACATATTACATGCTTCATCATACAGACTACCAGCACCACGTAGCTGTTCCTTCGTCTTACGAACAATACCAGCACGAAACTCACTCTCACCTACAGCATACACTGCTATGTCCAACAAGCTAATGAAGCTCTTACCTCCACCAGCAGCTCCTCCCCAAAGAATTATGTCATTCTTGGTGTCATTCAAGTAGAGTTCTTGCTTCTTAGAAATAGGGCCATAAATGGGCACCTCTGCTAAGTGTGAGTTGTTGTAAGGGAATGGTACAAGTGACATATAACCTCCAATAGTTACAAATAAAAAAGGGAGGGAGGACTACTCCCCACCTCCCTATTATGCTGTTAAGATTAAGCAGCAGTGATTTCTACAGTGGCACCATACTGTTGGTTAACAACAAGGGTGTTCTGCTCAGACTCAACTTCAATGAAGCGGTCTTTGGGGTCACGGTAGCTAGAGGCAAAACGCTTAGCACCCATGCTACCAATACCAGACAGCTTAGAGACAGGGCCAAAGAAGGCACTACCCAGTTCAGTACGTGGTACAAGCAGACCACCGTTAGCAGCCAGCATGTCAACGGAAGTACCGTCAGCCTTGGTGAAGCTGTCATCGTAAAGAACAACGTCTACGTTGCCCAGACGGAACATGGAGTAACCAGCACCAGCTTCGCCCAGCTCGTTCAGCAGTGGGTTATTACCATAACCAGCACCAGCGAAGGCAGCTTTAGCATCAGCATGACCAGCAATCAGGTCAAACAGGTCAGCACCAGCAAACAGCATGAAACCACGTACACGACCACCAGTTTTCAGAGCGTCCTTAGACTGCTTAACAATGGCACGTAGCTTAGCAGCTAGGTCATCAGCAGCAGCAATGGTGTTGGTTGGACGGGTGACGTTGAACTCAGCAGCCATGTCAATAGTGCCGTAGAAGTTGGTGTCAATCTCACCCTTGAACAGCATGAGTGCTTTCAGGTATTCTTCGTGATTGTCGTGACGTTCAGCTTGACGTACAAGTTCTTCTGCAACAGCCATGTTGACAGCTTTCTCAGTTTCAGCACCGAATCCACGTACACCAGCAAGTTGGGTACGACCGATTGTGTTTTCGATTGCGTAATGTGGAATAGCCAGAGTGTGCATGTCAAACTGCTGGTCTTCCATAGTGTTCTTGTTGCGAGTGTTACGCAGAGAATCGTCAAGGACGGTCAGGCTGTTAGCTTTAACGTCAAAGGTGATTGCATCGGAACCTACAGTTGAATCACGGAACAGGCCCAGTGAGCTGATTAGGGAAGGTACAGTCTCAACACGGTTGATGGCTGCGGTTTGGTCTACTACTTTAGAGTTGTCAAGAATCATTCTCATTTACCTCTTAGGATTATTTAATATAAAGTTGCTTACACTGCAAAGATGTCTAGTGCTTCCAGAGCACCAACAATAGCAGCAGTGGAAGTGGACAGAGAAGCAGCACGTACCTTAGAAGGATTACCCTTAGTCATAACACGTACAGTTGCAGTGCCAGCAGGCTTGTCATCAGCCAGAATACCAATCACCGCTGCTTCAATACCAGTGGCAGCAGTAGCAGCATCAGCAAGTACAGTACCGGAAGGTAGGGCACCAGCAACAGTCACTTCAACTTCCTCAAACATAATGTCGTAGCCGCCATTCACTTCAACAAGGAATTGCTCAGGAGCTTTAACAGTTTTTACAATAGCCATAATTTATTTACCTCGATTAACAATAAAAGATTCAACAGAGAAGTCGGATTCTTTAGCTTGTTCTTCCCCGTTATTAGTTTCAATGTCTTCCTGTTGTTCAGGGGACATTTCCTTGAATGCACTTCCGTCAGCAATGGCTTGAATCTGTTGTTCCTTTGATTCAAGTAGCTCCATCATAACACCTTCGGGGTCATGCTCATGTAGTTTAACGAATAGAGGAGCGAATTGCTCAACAAGCTCATCATCGTAAACAATACCTTTCAGTTTCTCCTTGTAATCATTAAGAAGTTCTGTATTAGGTTCCTCTTTAGATTCGGGTTTCTTGTTTCGGCTTTTCCAGCCTGCCATGAGTTTGTCTAGCATCTTTAGCCTCTGTTAATTATGCCATTGAAAATTGAATCTATGTCATTCCAGTTTTTTCGGTCACTTCTTACCACTACCGGAGGGGCATACTTACCATCACGTTTAGCAATCATGTCAAGAAGCTCTTTCTTACGTGTGGCAATCCAATTCAACAATGGACGTTCTTCGTCTACAAAACCATTGGAACTTGAAACAGGTTCCAGAGTGATTCTGCTCTCTACATAAGACAACACTTCGTATGCTGCCTTTAGTTCATCACCTTCATTCTTGTCCAGTGTGTAGTTGTAAACACCATCATCTAGCCAAGGAATGTCAGCAACGTCCCCTACAAGGAGTCGTACACGATTACGTGCGTTGGTTGGTAATGTCGTACTGTTAAACGGCATCTCACTTCTCCTTGTCTGATTCTAAGCGGTCAACAGGGTCAGCCTTAACCTCTGTCTTGAGTGCTTTGTTGTAATCAGCCTTTGGAGCACCAAGAGACTCACGCAACCATGCTTCAAGGTCTTCGTCTGGAGTGACCAAGCCACCTTGAGCTAGACGTTGCCACCCTCGTGTGAACTCCTCACCATTCACCTCATTAACGTCTTCCCAATCCAGAGTTGTATTGATTGGTGTTCCGTTAAGACCACTTACGTAGTCAATCGCTTTGTCAAAGCCTTCTGAAATAGCATTCTGTAAGCTCTCCATGAACAATCCCAGCAGAGATGTCTTAGAAGATGCTAATGAATAACTACCTGTTGCACCGTTACCAAGAGCAAGGATGTCTGTGTATAGCGTGATTAGCATGGCCTTGTTATAACGCTCAATAGTGGTGTTCACATCAAAACGTGTACCGCCACTGTTACCAATCATGTCAATGTCAAAGATGCCTACACCATTCTCTTGTGTGTCAGAGCTAAT